AAGCAGAAGATTTATTTAATCAGTATCACCACAACGTACCCTTCGTTAGAGATCTTATGAATTACACATCAAAAACAGCTCAGTCCTCTGGATCTATTGGAACATTGTTAGGCCGTAGATGTAGATTTACAAAATGGGAACCAAATCAATTTGGTATGCATAAACCTATGGAGTTTGAAGAGGCAGAAAGAACTTATGGTAGGGGTAGAATTAGAAGAGCGTTTACATACAAAGCTCTAAATAAACTCATACAAGGGTCTGCAGCTGACATGACAAAGAAAGCCATGGTAGATTTATATAATGAAGGTGTAGTACCACACATACAAATACATGACGAATTAGATATCTCAGTTGAGTCTGATGACGCGGCGAAAAAAATAATTGATATTATGGAGAATGCTGTTAGTTTGGAAGTTCCCAATAAGGTCGATTATGAATCAGGCAAAACTTGGGGTGACATTTATGATTAATTATGGCTTACTTAAACGCAAACATTCCTGTAACATATGCTCAAATAAGGAAGGAGTATTTATATGATCTTAAAAGTCATCATGGCGAAGTTGAAGACTGTATTATTTTCGGAATTAGCTCGATCACTGGTAAGTCGATTTTGTTCCATGCAATTATGGAAAACGGTGCTATCTTCTATCGTCTCCCGATTACAGCGTTTATACAACGCGGCTTCAAACCGGAAGATGTTCCTAGGCGTAGACTTGATGAGTTACAGCTATGGAATTGTTTCAGTTATTATCCTGCTATTACTTCTTGGGATATCCTAGACGGACAAGCTGGTAAATATATAGGCAAAGATAAAAAATGGCACCATGGACAGTATTTATTTACTGTTGATTTTGCTCATCCAGAATCTAATATTTTAGATACGGATCATTCAGAGATACCGCACGAACATAAATGCGCTCACATTATAGCACTGGACGATGGAAACTATGCAGCGCAACCAAACAACAGATGTATATGGGATATACCTTCGTTTACAGTTAAAAATAACATCCCAGATTGGAAAGTGCAGACATCAGAATGGAATGTAGAAAACACAAGTAAATGGAAGACAGAAGATACAGATAATTTTTTCTACGAGATAGAAGAAAAAAAACACGATGTTTAGAGAATATAAAATAGATGATGAGACAATAAACGATATTTATAAAACAATAAAACCTTTAAAACTTAAAGATGTTTCAAACACAACTTTTACTGAAAGAGGTTTTCAAACAGAAAATTTATTAAAATATTTTAAAGAAGATTTACTTAAAAAAATACTACCAATAGAAGATATGTGGAAAGAAATAGGTCACATACATTATATTAAATATTCTTGTGGTGGTTATCAAGATCGACATAATCATCCAAAAGAAAGGTATTCTGCTATTATATACTTAAATAACTCTGATGGATCCACTGTTTTTGAAGCCCCTATTGATAAAAAAGTGATGCCAATTAAAGGAAAATCGGTTATATTTGATGGGTCTATTTTTCATCACGGTGAAATATGCTTTAATAATAAAGAAATATTAGTTATAGCTATAGGCAAAATTAAGGAGAAAAAACATGATTAATAAATGTAAAGCAATTTGTTGCAAAGTTTGGGACAAAATTAAAGCTGGCTGGGAATGGATCGTGTCTAGATTCAACAGGTAGTTTATGGCTCTAAAAATCGGAGAAGAACAAGCTGTACAGATGCCAATGAAGACGGTTATCAGTTTGATCGTCATTGTTGCTTTGGGCACCATGGGCTATTTCCAAATTGTAGAGCGCCTAAACATAGCGGACACTAAAATTAAGATCATGGAAAAAGATCTTGAAGAGAACACGGAGTTTAGGATAAAATGGCCTCGTGGAGAAATGGGATCTTTGCCTGCAGACAGCGAGCAATACATGATGTTGGAGGATCTTTATAAAACCACTGACAAGATCAACAAACACATTGAGTCCATGATGAACAACAGAATAAACATCGAGTTCTTACAAGGACAAATGAAGAAAGTTCTTGATGATATTGAAGAGCTAAAAGATAAAAATAGGGATATGTATTACAATGGCAACGGAAAAAAAGTACAGTAAAGGTAGAAAATACGATGGTAGATCAAGACCAACCAACGAAGCTTATAAGAATGGTTGGAACGCTATCTTTTTAAATAAAGTTATGAAAGAAGAAGTTGATATCAATGCTAACGGTTCACACAAATACACAATAAAAGAAGGACCAAACAAAGGTAAAGTATTATGATCGAGCACATTGTAGCCCTTTTAATGTTTATAGGACCTGATATCAAAG